GAACAAACCATTTGTTTCCGGCGGGTTTGAAACTCCAAACCTTCCAGCTGATGTAGTAAAGAAAGCATCTCGAATGTTACGTCAGCCTCAAAAACCCTTAGTTCGGACTAAGGTTGCTACTTCAGAATCTGATTCTGAGCCAGAAGACGAGCCATTGACACGCCCTGCGCGTGTTGTGGTTCCCGATGAAGAGCAGATGCCTCTGCAACCTATTGTACCACGTCCCCTCATTCATGAGGACAAAAATTCAGATTACAGGCGCATGATGAAGTTAATTCAGAGAACTAAGCTCCGGACTGCCGCACGAAAAGCCATAGAAAAGGGTTATGATCAAGATTATTTCAACTATAACACTTATGGCTTAGATAAGGCAGATTTCTATTCTGGTGAGGGCACGGCTGAGGATCATGAAACGATGCAAGATCTTGGATATGATATAGATTCTTATGACTACCGTATGGTAGATTTTAATGATTTTGATTCAGTCTTGCGTTTTTTACAATCTCACAGTGAGCCTGTCGTGGAGAGCCTTAAAGGGGCTCCACCTTCAAATGTTCCGAAACATTTGTTTGCTCGTACCAGGAAAGAAGAAGAACCAACGGTTTTTTCTATGCCTCAAGAGACGCAACAGCAATTATCCGCAAAGATATCTGCTGTAGAGAAAGCCTTGGCATCCCCAAGCAACGCACCCGGTTACGTTGCTAGGCTGAACAGCTGCCTAAAACAACTCAAAAAAGTGCACGTCTTTGAATCGATCATAACACCAGGAACAACCTATCGTAAGTGGCCTCAGTGCATAATACTAGGCGATGGTAAACAGATCGGTCATGGCTTTGCAGTTAAGTCTCGTTTGTATTTCTGTGCTCACTTTTTAAAAGATGTGAGTAAGTTGTCGTACGAGATTGAAGGCAAAGAGTACACTATTCCAATGAACAGCATTACTAAGAATGATGATACTGATATAGCTACTTCTAGTATGCAAGTTGTTGGTTTGAAGAGTGTGCCTGTCGATTCTTTTGTTGTCGGACAACCCGGAACAGCGGTGTTTATAGACGATCTCATTAGTCGTTTTTCATCGTCGGGGAATTTGAAAGCAGAAGATAGGGGAGATTATAACTCACAAGCCGGTACGTGCGGAGCTTTGGTTGTCGCCCAAGGGGGGGTGGTTGGCATGCACCATGCTACCAATCAAATGGAAAATATTTTTGTTCCGTCTTCACAGTTAACAAAATTTTTTCGTAACCCCTCGGCTGCAACTAGCTCCTCTAGTTCGACTGAGTCCAAGATTCCTTCCGACTCCAAACGTAAAGTTTCGCGAGTTTCAGGAGATAAGCACAAATCTGCTTCCGGTGGGGGGTCCTCCTCTGCCGAAGAGCAAGATAGTTAAGCAGCAGTTCGTAGACATTGATTTCACAAGTCCTTATGTACCAGCCCCTATAGATGATGTTTCTCTTGTGAATGGAGTGTTAAAGTTCGATCACAGTCAGTGTCTACTAGATCAAGGTCAAATATCGTACTTAATTGCACGATTTGAAGAAACGTTCGCACCAGTCTTGTCTCTTAAAGAGACTTTGACTCCTGAGCAGGCCGTAGAAAGGATCAATCTAACTTCAGCCTCTGGGTGGCCTTATTCGGGTCTGTATGGACCGACTAAGGGTGATGCTATCGAGAAATTAGGGATAGATGTCCTACATGAAAACTTCCAGCAGTATACGCCTCTTTCTACATCCACGTTGAAAGTAGAGTTAAGACTTGCTGGGAAGGATAGTAGGCTGTTCCGAATGTCAGACGTGGCAACAGTACTCAAAGGTCAGGAGCTTTTCGGATTGCAAAACGACCGTCTTATTGCCCATCCAATGGTCAATCATATTGCTACAGGGTTTCCCACTCCAGGGCCGATCTTGTGCAATATTTGGACAGTTTTAGCGCGATCTGAGAAGAGAGGGTTCAAGTTCTTGTCTGGAGATGGATCACAGTGGGACGCACACTTTCCGTTGGCGTTCGCACAGGTGATTTGCGAGTGCAGAAAGCGATTTCTGCCTGAGCATGTTCATGAGGATATAGATCGATATTACTCGAGTATGTACAATGGATATACCGTAGTAGCAGGTCTTCCATACCATCTAATTGGTAATCCCTCTGGACACATAAATACCAGCACAGACAATTCGCTGTTGCAGTTAATGTTGATATGGTTGTTTCAAAGACAATTTGACATCAGAGACTGCGACTGTCTGTACTGGGTGTGTGGTGATGATCTGATCGTTGGGTCAAGCAATGAAGCCTTTACTGGAAATAGGTACAATGAGTTTTGCAACACATTTGGGGTGTATATGGAGTTCCTTTCTGAGACTACCACACCTTTTGATGAGTTGCTGTTCATTGGATCACATCCTGTTCGTGATGGTTCGGCTATTATAAAATATTGCTATGATGAGGTGAGGCAAATGTCAGTTTTGTGTTATACACGCAAAGGTCTTCTTGTTCATGATTATCTTTCCGCGTGTGCTTCTATAGCCACAAACACTTTTTACTCTTCCACATACGACCGCGTCATTCAGTTGATGCATCAGATAACTTCCACATATGATCTCGTAGACGAGAAGGCGCGTTCTTTGCTGCAGTCATGTTCTAGGCATCGATTGCATATGGTGTATAATGGTTTCGAATAATGATCTTGTTTACATTTTTTTTTTAGACCATGATTGGAAGAGGGGTGGCCATAACCTTAACCCATAAAAACTCCAATAAAAAATGATTCCAAGTACACCTAAAACGAAGAAGGCGAAAGGTCCTGCTCAGAAAAAGAAGAAAGTTGCAACACAGAATGGAGTTGCAAAAAGTGCTCCGGTCTCTAAACAGACTTCAATGGGATACAATAAACCTCGAATTTTGAGTGGAACAAATAGTACTGGTACTACGTCTATTTTGGTCTCTCATAGAGAATTTATTGGAACCCTGACCTCTACAGCTTCCACCACGTTTCAATTGCTTGGTTTGTCTGCTAACACACCTGGTTATGATGGAAACCCTGCGTGCTCATTTCTATTTCCTTGGCTTAGTAATATTGCTGGTAACTATGAAAAGTACCGCTTTACAAAACTCGAGTTTGACTTTAAAACGTCAAATCCTACCACTCTTGGTGGTCGAGTCTACGCCGCATGGGATTATGATTATGATGATGCTGTGGTAACCAACATTCAGTCTTTGTTGCAGAATTCGACCTCGTATGATGGTCCTGTATGGTCAGATTTCACTTTGAAGGTCAATACTCGTCAGATGGCGCTGGACCAACCGTTTAGATACGTGTCTAGACCGACGAGGCAAGACCCAGAGCCCCGCACAGCTTATTGTGGGTATCTGATGGTGGCAG